TTAGAAAATGATGAAAGTATTTTTATGGAGTTAGAAGTATGATAGATAAAAATAAATCAGTATTGTTGATTGGTTCAGATGGATTTCTTGGTAATTGGTTTAAAGATATTTTGACTGAAAACGGAAATAAAATATTATGTTATGATATTAAAGATGGTAATGATATTTGTAAACCATTAGATATGCCACGATATGATTATGTAATAAATTGTGCTGGTATCGCAAGTCCTGAAAAGTATATGAAACAACCTGTAGAAACTATGGATGTTTCTTATATTGGAACAAAAAATGTATTAGATTATTGTGTTGATAATGAAGTAGAAAGTGTATTGATGTTTAGTTCAAGTGAAGTTTATGGAACACCAGATGCGAAATCAATACCAACAAAAGAAGATTATATTGGAACAATACCAACACGAAGTAGTAGAAGTTGTTATGATATTGGTAAACAAGTTTTAGAAACATTGTGTCACATTTACTATGAACAATGGAATATACCAGTAAAAGTTGTTCGACCATTTAATTTTTATGGGCCATATATGGGAATTAATGATAACAGAGTTTTATCTAATTGGATGAGATGTTATTTAATTGATGAAGATATTAATATTTACGGAAATGGAAAACAAACAAGAACATTTTGTTATGTTGAAGATGGAATAGAAATGTGTTTCGGTGTATTATTGAATGGTAAGAATGGAGAAATATATAATGTTGGTAATCCAACACCAGAATTAAATATGATAGAATTGGCAGAAGTATTTTGTGATGTATTAGATTATAAAAATAGATATTTAGTTAGAGATTATCCTAACTTCTATCCAAAAGATGAACCACTACGAAGATGTCCAAATATCGATAAGGTGGTTAAAGATACAGGTGTGCAACCTAAAACAACATTGAAAGTAGGGTTAAAGAAAATGTTAGAATATTTTAAGGAGAGTGAATTATGATACCATTGATGAAAGTACATACACCAAAAGGAATTGGTGAAAAGTTACAAGAGGTATTCGATAGTGGGTTTTTAACTGAAGGTGAATATTCAGATGAATTTGAAAAACAATTTGGTGAGTACATTGGAAATCCAAATGTTAGTTTAGTGAATAGTTGTACATCAGCGATTTGGTTGGCAGGACATATGTGTGATATTAAACCAGGTGATGAAGTAATCACAACCGCTATGACTTGTATGGCAACTAATGTTCCATTTATTAATATGGGAGCAGTATTAAAAATCTCAGATATAAATCCAAAAACAGGTAATGTAGACCCTAAATCAATTGAGAGTTTAATTACAGATAAAACAAAAGCGATTGTTATAGTTCATTGGGCAGGACAACCTTGTGATATGGATGAGATATGTGAAATTGGAAGAAAACATAATGTTAAAATTATTGAAGATGCCGCTCACGCATTAAGAGCCACATACAATGATAAACAAATTGGAAATCACGGAGATTATATTTGTTTCTCATTTCAAGCAGTAAAACATTTAACTACTGCTGATGGTGGAGCTCTTGTTTGTAAAAGTGATGAAGATATTAAACGAGTTAGAAAGATTAGATGGTTTGGATTAGATAGACAATTTAAATCTGCTTCAAGATGGGAACAAGATATTAAAGAGGCAGGATATAAACTACATATGAATAATGTAAATGCTTGTATTGGTATTGAACAGATGAAATATATTGATAAATTGATTGACAAACATATAGAAAATGGGTTATATTATGATAAACATATTAACAATCCTAATGTAGAATTACTC